CAGGCGAAGACGATGCGCGATGGCGATCCTAGCATCTTTCAAATCGTTTTCCCCGAACACTGCATCCCCAAGGACGACGGCAAGGGCTATGAATATCAGACGCCCGCGGTCTCCCAGTTGGAGAAAGAGTGCACGGTATTCGCGGCATCAATCGAACAGAACCTCGCAGGCTGGCACGTCTGTATCATGAAGTTGGACGACGTTGTCACGAACGAGAACAGTTTGACAGTTGACCGACTGAAGAAGGTCAATAAGCAGGTCAGCATCAACCAAGCCATGCTGCATCCTTACGGTTTTTACGACAAGATCGGGACTTGGTACGATTCAGAAGATACGTACGGACAGGACATCAAGAACTCGAAGAAGTACGCCGAAGAGGGCGAAGACTTCCCGATGAAGATTTACATCCGTGCTGCTTGGTGGGCCAACGAAGCAGCTGTTAAGGCAGGAAAAATTGAAGAGGAAATGGTCGAATCTGACTACGGCCTCTGGTTCAATGAGGAAAACAATCCTCACGCACTGACTTATCAGTTCCTTCGCACCAAGAAAAAGACCGACGAGTACTTCGCAATCAAGTACCTCAACGATCCGACACAGATGCACGTCGTCAAGTTCCCACGCGAACTTTTGATACGACGCACAATCCAAGCGAATCTCATGCCCGGAACTGGCATGATAGTTACGACCGTCGACACAGCCTATTCGACGAAGAGTTGGGCAGACTATACGGTCATCATTACGGCACTTATTTACGGCGGTCGATTTTACGTCATCGACATGAACCGCGGAAGATTCAACGAGTATGAGTTACCTGCGGTCATCGCCGCTAATGTGCTGAAGTGGAAGCCTAAGCGAGTTTGTATTGAGGAGTCTGTCGGCGTCAAATGGCTCGGCAAAGAAGTCTATCGCGAGATGGACAAATTGAAGGTGCGCGCCAGCATAGAATTCATCTCTTTGGGATTGGGCAACAAAGCCAATTCGAAGATGATGAAGGCGAAGCCGGTTCTCCGATACCTCGGAGACGAGCGCCTTCTGTTCGTCAACTCCTGTCCCTCGCTCGAAGAACTTTACGACGAACTTTCGAAGTTCGGAACCGCGGCGGCAACGCACGACGACATTGTCGATGCTCTTGCGCTGCTCGTCAACCAGTTTTCGGGGTACGCAGAGATGGAAGCAAAAATCACTGCGCAACAGGACACATATTGTCCTGACCCGCTGGGCAAGGCTAAATACGAACAGACCTACGGGCTGGGTGCTTACGCAAAGTTCAACGCACAGCAGATGGTTCAGGAAAATCCTGACATGAGTCTCTACGAGGCGATCAACGCTGTCAAAGAGGACACGTACGATCCGTCAGCGACCGACCCACTGGCAGACTTGTTTTAACGGAGAGATATGGCAGACACAGTTGAAACATCGCCCGCGAAGATCGAAACACTTGGAATCGCTGATCTGGAAAACTCCGAAGGTAATCCCAATAGGGATTTGACCAACGAGGATTTTAACAAAGACGGCGACATCCTGACCATCGGCGGCGACCTAGCACTCGTCGTGCAATCCGCTGTGGCTGCGAAGGCGTACATCTCAAACAGACAGTGGACATTGCTTTGGAGAGATGCTGACCTTCTGTACCAATCGCCGCGCCCGATGACCGTGTACGAAAACACGTACGTCCTTGAGCCCAACGTCCAGCGCTTTACCGTTGCGAAGGTGTGCAACGCGGTCGTACCCCAGCTCTACAAGGGTCTCTTTTACGACGACCCTCCAATGATTCTTCGGCCTACAGGCGGAACCAGCAATGACCCCGTCGCAGCTGGTAAGACCCAACAGATCGTGGACGCAAAGACTACACTACTCTCATACATCCTGCGCGACTGTGAATTCAAAACCCAGACTAAGTGGGGCTTGGAGCAGATGGCGCATCTCGGAACTGGTATTTGGAAGTGGGGATACGACTGGAAGACGATCCAGTACTACACTAGGACAGCCTCGGTCGTAAATCTTCCGGGCACCGACGGCACGCCAGACGACAGTGTCGTCACCGACGAACCACCCAATGTCAAGGTTCGTGAGAAGATCGTTCCGCTGCCCGTATTCGAATTTCGTCCGCTCGACAAAGTTCTAGTTGATTCCCAATTAAACGTCTCAGACATTCGCAAAGCCGCATGGGTCATAGACGTTCGCTACATGGACTTCTACCAAATGAAGGAACTGCGCGATGCCGTCGTACAGGCATTGGCTGATGGCGAAAAGGGTGAAGCAATAAAAGGCTGGCGCTTTCCGGGGGAGGAAGACCTAAAGAAATTCTGGGCCACAGGAAAAGAACAGGCCCAACTACTGGAGACGGAACAAGCCTCTTACATCGAAGGTGTCGTTCATCACGCGGAGAAGGTCAACATCAGAGTAAGCCCTGACCCGTTGCGCCGCAAGCTTGAGATCATGGAGTATTGGGACAAAGATCGAAAGATCATGGTTCTCAATCAAAAGACCGTCATCTTTACAGGCAAGAACGAGTTCAAACAGATACCGTTTCTTTCCGCCAACTGGTGGAACCGACCAAAGGCATTCTATGGTATGGGTCTCGGGCTGATCGTTGGGCAAAACCAACGTGTCGACCAAGGCACCATCAATGCCATTCTGAAAATCCTTTCGTTCGGCGTCAACCCGCTGTACCTACGCGACCGTGATGACAACGCCCCGACACAAATGATTCGGTCGGGCATTGGAAAAATTCTCACTGTCAAGGACACCGAAAAAGCATATCGTCTGATGGAAACTCCGAAGGTACCGTCAGATGTTTGGAGCGCACTCAAGGAATCGGAGCAGGCTACAGAGTCCTCGTCTGGTGCAGATCAGCAGTTAGTGCAGGGGTCTACCGCAGGTCCGCGTTCCTCAATGGGGCGAACGGCTGGCGGTGCAAACATTCTCGCGGGTGCGAGCGCAACACGTCTCGATGGCCCGCTGGACAACTTCATCGAACAGGTGTTCAAACCGTTCCTCAGCATCCTCGACATGTTGATCTTCAACATAATGTCGGACAAAGCCATACTTGCCGTTCTTGGAAAAGAGCGGGGGGAAGCGTACACGAAGCACATTGACATGCAAGAGTTCCACGATGCTCAAATCGAGTACGAGGTTCTTGCAGGTTCTAGTTTGGCAGCTAAGCGTACGATGGCTCAGTCAATGGTCATGTTGACTCAGATTCTGGACAACCCACAGATACAAGAAAGTCTGGCGGACATCAACGAAGAGTACATTGACTTCAAGCCAATCATCAACATGTGGATGGAAGCGTCCGAATGGAAGAACGGACAGGACATCATCAAGCCTCTGACCGACGCCATGAAGAAAAAGCGTGCCGCCAATTCGAAGGCCGCACAGATGCAGATGCAGACACAAGCTAAGTCACAAGGCGACCAACAGAAGTTCCAACAAAAACAACAATTAGCCGACCAAGAATCGGACAACCGAATCAAACGCGACATCATACGTGAGTCCGCAAGGGCAAACGGTATGAGCGAAGCGGTTGAAGGCACGCCTAGCCCTCAGGGGCTTGAAGGAGAACAGCCGACGGTTGAGTAACATGAGTGGGGCAGACACTTAACCTATTGTGCACTGCCCCCAAAATTTCGGAGGAGACATGCTCGATCCAGTGAAGTCACTTGAGATGGCAAACGTCATGGAGATGGACATCAAACTTGACGCCCGTCAAAAGCAAGTACTTTCTGCATACATACAACAGGAAGGTTGGGACATCATGCAGTTGTTGATGGTCCAAGTTGTGAAGGACTTCAACACGGCGCTCATGAATACGCCCGTCGACCAGCCCGAGTCCGTAGTTGCACTGCATTGTGTTGCAAAGGCCGCGGCCCAATTTTACACAGGGCTGATACAGAGGATTGTCGAAGAGTTCGATCTTGCACACTATAACGCTTCGAAACTCGGCACACCCGAGAATCCGGAAATGCCGAACGTTTCACCAGAGTTTCAATAATCTAGGAGGAGATTATGCCAATGAACAGTTCAGTTCGTAACCGTCTTAGCCGAATGGAGCCGGAAGTGACCGCGCCCACAGTTGCGCCCGTCGCACCCGGCGATCACACATTTGACGATCCGAGTGACCCGCGCATCACGCCCGTGGTTGCTCCCGTTGTTGCGTCTAGCGAGCCCGTAGTTGCGCCTACGGATGCATTGCCAGAGCTTCGATACGAGTACCAGCCGACAGATATTGCCGGTGCGAAGTTGGGTGGAAAACAAGTCATCGTCTATCATACGCCGGACGAGTTGGCGCAAAAACTCACAGCTCAGAATATCGAACTCGTGCGCAAGTTGCGCGAGGTCACCCGCAAACAAACGCTGGGGATTGCGGACGATACGCCACTGCCCGACGATGCACAGCGCTTTGAGTCATTTGTTGAGTTTAAGCCGCGCGAGTTGTCTACCGAAGAGCGGTTCAATCTTTCGCAAGACTTGAACGATCCGTCGAAGTCGCTAGAAGCGATTGACACGATGTTCGAAGCCAGCGTCGGCATGAAGCCTGACGTGCTGCGCCAAACACTGAACAACCAACAGTTGCTCATGTTGCAGTTGACGGCAAAGTCGAACTACGACATTTTCGAGAAACAGACACCGGAGTTTTATCCGTGTGCTGAAAACAAACAAGTACTGACAGCATGGATGTTCAAGAAGAAGCTAAATCCTACTGTCGCGATGTTCAACTTAGCTTTTTCAACGCTGAAGGGAGCCGGATTGCTCCTCGACAGCCCTATCGTGCGTGAGGTAACTCCCGCGCCCGTGCCGTCTGCACCCACAGTGGGTCCGACTGCACCCGCGCCGAGTACGGAACCAAAAGTATCGCCGGTTCCAGTTGCAACCGAGAGTCGGATTACTCCCGTCGAGCAGCCGCAAACAAAGCGCCAAGTAAGAGTCCCGTCCGGTCTGAATAGCAGCAATGCTTCAGACTCCACAACAAGTGGTGTGACAACTGACATTACTTTGGATGATATTGATAACATGCCTTCCGAAGAGTATAAGAAAAAACTTAGAAACCCGGCTTTTGCAAAGTTGGTGAACGACCTGCAACGTGCAGCGGACGCCAGAAAGCGTGCACCAGTATCAGCTTAACCTGAAGGATAGATTATGTCTTCTTTCTCTCCTGCTGGAAACCAGCAATCCAACCTGCCTCAATCCACGGTGAAGTATTATGATAAACGGTTCCGTGAGAACCTGAAGGCACAGACCCCGTTCGTTGCGTGCGCAGAGCGTCTTGACCTGCCCATGAAGAGCGGCAACCAGTACGAAATGTTCATGTACGTGCCTCTGGCTGCTAACACCAACCAGACGACCGAAGGAACTGTGGGTTCGTCCCTGTCCGTCAACGTCCTGAACACGACTGCCACTATCGGCGAGTACGCTGACTACGCGAACTTCTCGTCCCTGTCTCTCGCAACCGCGATTGACCAGACCGTCGAGAACGTTGCGAAAGAAATGTCGTATCGTCTTGGCGAGTCTCTGAGCGCATTGGTTCGCGCAACTGCTGACGGTGCATCCAGCATCGATGCCAGCGTGTTGGTGGAACTGGCTGCGACAACCACGCAGAGCTTCACCGCTCTGTCGCTGTCTCAGATTCGTAACAGCGTCCAGTCTATGGCTGGCCGTTCGATCCGTCCGTTCGACGAGGCTTCCAAGTCCTTTGTCGGCGCCATCCATCCGTTCGCCCTTGGCGACGTGACGGCTGACAACAGCAACGATTCGCCTATCGACATCCTGAAGCACACCCCTGTGGGTCTCGCCCGCATGGAAGAGCTGGTCAGTGTCGATCTGACGGAAGTCATTGAAATCCCGACCACGGGCGTTCATTTCTTCCAGTCTCCGTTGGTCACCAAGACCATCAACTACAGTGGCGTGACTGGCCTGACGGCCCTTCGCACCTACATCTTCGGTAAGGACGGTATCTTCGCCATTAACCTTGGAGCGCAGGGCGACACCACTTACGGAGACGGCGAGTGGCGCAACATCAAGTGCAACATCGTGCAGAACGCTGAGCCGACGGTTGCAGACCCCGAAGGTTTGATTCCGGGGTGGACTTCCTACAGGGTGCACTTCACGACCTCGTTGGGTCCGGACACCACGATCCGTATGCGGCAGATCGACGCCGCTAGCGCGATCAGCTAGTCGAATGCGGGGGCGGGTACCCTGTTTACAGACCGCCCCCACCTTCTTTAGAGCAGGTACGCCGTTGAGCCTGTGACCACAACTACTGAAATAATGACAAGAAACAGCATTAACGGTTGCTCTTTCAGAAAGAAGTAAATCATGGCTAACCCCAATCCGCAACACAACCCTACTGATGGCCTGAACGTAGCGGCTTACGTCCAAGTGACCGGCACTAACGTCACCAACCCCGCCAATGGCGGACTGACCGTCGCTACCGAAGCAACGCCTAATGACACTCGTGGTCTGAACGGCGAAGGCTACGGCGCGGTCGCATCGACCAATCACCCTGTCGCACAGTATGCTCTGACACTGAGTTTGTCGGGCGCGACTTACGGCGGGACTTCGTATCCGAACACCTGCCAACTGACCTCGGTCCTGAAGGACGTGGCAAATACGACCTACACCAGCGTTGGCGTGGCTGTCTATAAGTCGTACGGTAACCCGAACGCTGGCACCCCG